GAGCCTGCTATATTAGCAGGTACGCGTAGCTTATCAGCATCCGCTTCAGGTACTTTCTCGTATCGTAGCTCAATTCTAGCTTCATTAGGTGTTAGTACACCACCATTAACTAAAGTTGTATGGTAAGCAGCCACGTCTTTAAGTTCAGGCTGCAATGCAGACACGTTAGAGGTCACTGGTGACACGTCGTATCCGAAATATCGTTCAATTGCTGATACGAATCTGGTATTAATCGGCATTACTGTCTCAAGATAAAACAGTCTTAGATTAGGTGATATATTAGCATTATTTCCACCATCTAGTAGTAGAGGTGGAACTCCTAAAGCTTTTAAAATTTTAGTATCGTGGGTTTTGATACTAGTATCAAAATCCATCTCTTGGAAGCTAGGAGCCGCAAACGGGCTAGGTTTTAGACCACTATCCAAAATCATTGGACGTCGAGCACCATTTTTGGGGCTCCATTTTTGCTGCCAATTTAATATTGTCTTGTCTTTTACTACTTGACTTAATGTATTGTCCGTAGTGATAATCATTCCAGCTACAGCACCATTCTCAAAGAACTGGTCCTGAAAGTTTTGCATTTTATATAATGTCTTAATACTTCGTTCAGCTGAAGCTAACCGGCTTGTACCTCTATATATACTAGAACTACTAATATCTTTAATATGAATTACTTCATCTGCGGTAAAACTAACAGTATTGTTATATTTATACCTGGCTATATGTACCTTAGGGTCGGTGATAATTTGTACTGAGGAGGCGGGTAGATGATAAAGGAATGCGCCATCATAGTATATAAATATATTGCCTTCTAGTATGAAGTCAGTAAATATATTAGTTCTGAAATCTTGTGTTGATTGATAAGGATTTGGACGGAAGTTTAATAAGGTATGTAGGCTTTTTACCCTTACACCGCTAACTACACCTTCGTGTACTTTATCCTTAATATCGTAGTCTAGACTAGAACATGCAGATACTATTAAATTAGTGCCCCGTCCTACAGTCTCTAGTTTATCAAATGCAGTCTTATACGTTAATAAAGCATCAGACCCAATATTTAGCCCATTTTCTAGGCTAATAATTTCTTGCGCAGGGTTTGCCTTTTCTTCAGCAGGGAACCACGTTGATGGGTTATACCATGTCATTAATCATTCCTTAATAAAATCCACTAAAGGTTGACTTAATGGCTTGCTGTAGTTTAGGGTCTTCACCATTCTCATATTTTGTTTTCTGAATAGCGATCCATCTACGCTGTTTTTCGGCAGAATGTACTGCAGGTGCTTTACCATATACCCCGTGTAGTTTGACGTGATGCTTATTACATAGTGTAAATACGTCATCATATATTTCTTTATGATGTACCTCTATAAACTCGTCTCTAACAGTTAAAATACCTTCGTCTGTAGATATATCATGAGAGTTTGTATCTGCCCAAGTATTGAGTAAAATTGTAACAGATGCTAGATGATGTAGTTCTAGATCCTCTTTACTATTACATATATAGCAATACTCTTTTTTATCATAAGCGGCTTTTGCCTTATCACGTACCCATTTTACAGGAATACGGTTGTTGTTAGTATTTTTTGCCATTATACCATCTAAAAATTGGTAATTCAGTTTTGATTTCTCATATTATATCACCCTAGCTAGTATAAGTCAAGTCTCAAAATTTTAATGGTATATAATAAATTTAACTAAATAAAAAGCCCGTACAGATTAAATTCTGTACGGGCTTTTTATTTAGTTAAATAGTTTCTGCCACCAAGTTACTTTTCTTTCGCATTCCAGTTCATTAATAGCACTATCTGCCCTACTAGTAGCCTGTAGTAGTTCTTTTCTTACTTCTTTAAGTTCACGGCCAAGAGCCCTATCAAGCTCTTTATCACTACGAACTGTTTTTAAGGCATTAATTAGGTCATCTTTACCTTTTTCTTGGGAACGGTATTTTTCTAGTACGTTATTCTGTATATTTAGAGTATGTGCTAGCTCTACAGTAGACCTATCTAACCAGGCAACTACTACATCTAAGTCTTCATTCAGTAGCCCATTAAATGGGTCAACGGGTCTACTAGTATTTAGTGTAGGCTTAGCTCTTGCAATGAAGAATGACTCCATAAGATCAATATGGTCTTCATGACACTTATACAATATACTAGGACTAAAGATACCATTTCGGGCGTATGCCTCTTGCATAGGTCGTGCCGATGTACCTTTATGTAGCTTATCATAATGTTGTTTCCAACGTGCCTCTATATCTATAGATTTACCTATATAAGAGTCATTACCAAATTTTAGTTCGTAAACACCTGATGTCATACTGTAAAAGAATATAAGGCATAGCGTAAAGCATCTGCCATGTGTGAATGGATATCGTGGTTAGGTCGCTCAATTCCTGATACAGCGTCCATCTTCCATCTATACTGGTCTAGCATACTTAATGTATATGTGCAGTTTGGAGATACTAGAAGTCTATCATTTTCTATAAGTGTTTGTACATATGCAATACCTTCATTGACTTGTTTCTTAGCTTTAGTAGTTGCTAAATCATAACTATACGCCAGATCAGAAGCAAACTGAGCGGATGCAGAGTCAATAAAAATTGATTCAATACCGTACTTAAATACAAAGGAGTTAAACTTTTGAGCATGTATATCAGTAGTAGCTTGTGCCTCTTGGTACTCGTCTATAACGTGAAAGATGTTAAGTTTAGGGTCGTATACTATAACTATAAAGGCTGTTGGATCTTTATACCCAGGATCAAGACCTGCTATATACTCTAAACTATCAGATACCTCAAAATACTTTACATGCTTAGTACTATCAAAGCTAGCGTATATCTGACCCTCAAATGTAGTAAATGAAGCCATATACTCTTGCTCAAATTCTGCACGAGACATACTTCGTTTAGCTTCTTGTACGTCTGACTCTTTCATACGAATATTTTCCGTATAGTCAGCAGTTATTGAATACCATTCAGGAAACTCTGGGGAAAACCCTCTTTGGAAAAATACTGAGAACCAGTTATTCTTTCCACGAGGTGTAGATATAAATATAGCTTTACTATTTGGTTTATCTAATGTTGGGCGTAATGATATATTAAATGCTTCTTGCGCATCTGCCCCAAGTGCTGCCTCATCAAAGATAATAAGATCGTAACTACGACCAACACAGCTATCAACAGTACTAAGAGATCCCATTCTAATAGTAGAACCATTAGAGGTCTCGATTACTCTATCCTTAAGGTTATCCTTCTCAACTTCCAAGTCAAAAGACTTAATAAGTTTACGCTGTATTTCAAATGAGATACTAGATAGATTATAGTTTGGTGACATAATAAGTACATTACATCCAGGTACTAAAGTTACTAGTTGCCCTATAACATTTGCTATATATGTCTTCCCTAAACGTCTAGCTAATGCTGCACATACAAACCTATATTTAGGAGAATTAACAGCATTGATTAGTGCAATCTGTGGTCTATTAATTTGTTCCCATGCGGTACTTTTATCCCCTGTTTCAGGGTCTCTAGCTGGTAGAAGCTTTAAGTAGGCCTCTACCGGTAACTTAATGAATCTTTCCTGAGGTGTAAATTCTGTGATTTTATCACACTCTACATCAGGACGGCTAATAGTTAGCAATGTCTACAGATTAGGTTATGAGAAGCATAGTTCTTAGGTGCCCATATATTTTTCTTTAGCCCAAAGAAGTTTTCTTCTCTATATAAAGTAGGTTGGTGCATTTCATACGTATACCCTAAAGACTTAATAAAGTTTCGTAACCCTGTACGCTTCTCTATCCTATCATCTTCAATATATAGGATAGGCTTATCACGCAGTATAGTGTCTACAGCACCACGTAATACTTCTTCTTCAAAACCTTCAACGTCTATCTTAATAAAACCAACGTTATTAAAAGCGTAGCTATCTAGAGTCTCTACAGGTACATTATATGATCCGTATAATGACTTAGACCCTAAACCTAATCCACCAAAGTTGCCTTTAGCAGAATAGTACACCTTAGGCATCTCGGCCGTTCCGGCCGCACTTCCTAAAGCTATATTGTGGTGAGTAAATTCACCGCCACTAGCAGACATGTTCATAGCTAATAGCTTATGTATTTCTGGCTGTGGCTCAAATGCGTGTACTCTGAATCCACAACGTAGTAGCGCCTGTGAGATACATCCGATATTAGCTCCAATATCTAAGCATACTTTCCCTGGGACAGCCAACTCTATGATTTTTTCTGTTTCATCCGGGTTATACTCACCGTAGTTATGTACTGAGCGTCCAACATACTCATCTTTACCAAAGTAATGGCAGGTACCCCAGCGGGATTCAACTTTGCGCATATTTCTCCATATATTCTTCTATTGTTAAACCACCAAGCATTTCGCGAATAAATTGCTCTTTCTTCATAGCGACTAGTTTTTCTTTAACTATTAAAAAGGTTTTATCCCATCCGTAGTTATCTATTACATATACAGACTTATACCATATATTACTCTCAGTATTCATTCCATTCTCTATTTTAAGAGAATCAATACCCCATCTATAATCACATTCTTTAGTAGGCTGCATCAATAAGGTAGGTACACCTAGTGTACCGGCTAGATGTACTATAGACGTATCA